TCAGTATATGTTTGAATATCATATAACGAAATATCCCATTCATTTAAATCACCAACAACAGAAGAATACGATCCTGACTCTAAAGCATAATCATAAACTCTGGCAACTCCGATTTCTTTTCCAGAAGATGTTGTTGAAGTAATGCCAATTCTAGAATTTCTTAAACTTATTGACGATGATGTGCTGAATCCAATTCTAGGAGCACCAATAACTCGGTTTAAAGATAGTGTTGGACCAGTAAAATAATTAACTGCTTGGTCTTCTAATGTTTTAGTTGTTCTTGTTTTTTCAAAATCTAAATAATGTATTGTTTTTGAATCTACTTCAAAACCACGGATAAAAGCTTTACCTGGAGATATTTTATACGTTCCTAAATCCTCAGCAGGAATATTATTATTATATGTTAATTGTCCACGTAAGAATATTCCATTGTTACCCTTTCGATTATTTAATGATTCTCTTGCAGTAATTGCAAAAGGTTTCACATAAAAATTTCCAGATTCATTATAAGTTCTTCTAGCTAATTCTTCTGCTAATTCATTGTATTGAGTTTTGTCTTCAATATGTTGAATATTTCCTTGTCTTAATACTAAAAGCTCAACAAAATTTTCATTCTTCTCAGAATCTAATGGTTTTTTTGTTAAGACCGCAGTAATTTTTAATCTATCAGCACCAGGAGCTGCAAAGTTATTAAATCCTTTTGCGTTGTCAGTTAAAGATGGATCAAAACCAGATGTTATTATTTCTTCAAAGATCTCCAATCCTACCCTATAAGTAGGAAACTGATTATGTGCATCAAGAATTAGAGTTTGTGGACTAACTCTTACAAAAGTTCCCCTCAGATAATAAACACCTTCAGATAAAAATACTGCAGATCCTATTGAAGTTGAACTAACAGCAGCTGTAATGCCAAACCCTTGACCAGATTGAAAATTAATAACAGATGTTGATAAATTCGTTTCTAAACTTAAAACTTCATTATCATCAAAAACTTCTTTTCCGTCTGAACCAGTAGAAACATAACTTACAAATAGTGTATAGTATCCTCTAGCAGAAAATTCTGGATCAACACTAGAGACAACTTTTGCTTTTACGTTTGATGATTGTCCTCTAATATACACATTAACTAAATCTTCAGCATAGCTTGAAATTGGTATTCCAAGATATTCTTTTTCAATTTCTACGGCAAAAAGAGAATTATTATAATTAATTTGTCCAGGGATTACAACTGATCCCTCTTTAAACAAATGTGTACCTACTTGTTCAATTTGATTCTGAAGAATTGATTGTAAAGATGTTAATTCTCTAGATTGGATTGGCAATCCTGGTTTAAATAATATTTTGTGATATCCCTTATTTGGATCAAAGTCATCAAAATACGGAGATACGTTTAAATTAGTTTCTTGTGGCATAACTCTTTACTAGAATTGCAAAATAACTTTGATATCTTCTCTTTGATTCACTGACCTTGTAATTGAAGGTCTATTATCAACATACAGAACGGTTCCAGAATATTTTTGTACTTCTGGAGAAGCCACTCCTTTAATAAAAGTTTGTCCCAAATAGTATGTTTTATTATTTATGACAGTACTTATACCTGGAGTATTGTCTGTCCCAAATCCATCATCAACATATAAGTCTTTAGATCCACCGATTATTCTTAAAGAACCCCCAGTTGTAACTGTGGACGTAAACTTATTTAGTCTAAAACCATAAGTTGGGTTTGATTTTTGTGTCCCGTCTGTATTAAATCCAACTAAAGATCTATCTTGCCAATACTTTAAAACACCAGTTTGTGCATCATAAGAAACAACCCTACCAATAGCAGTGGCACCAGTTCCTACAGTTTGAGTAATATATGCATTTTGTTGAAAAGTTGTTGATCTATAATCGTCTACATTTGGTGCTAAACCTTTTAATTTAATGGCAAATAAAGAACTAACTCGATCTTCAGTAATAACTGTGCTTGATTCATATGCTTGAGGATTTTCAATAATTCCAATTCTTGCAACAGAAGTGCCCGTCACAAAGTCTGGATTCTGATCATCATTTTCAATTCTAGAGTATATAAGAACATTTGTAGAACCTAGTTCTTTATATACATCAGCACCATGACCACCAGGAGGAGGAATTATTACATCAAATATTGGAGTTAAAGAACCAGTAGGCACATTTCCTCCAACTAAGTCAACACTTGCATAGGTATATCCAGAACCACCATTTGAGATTGTAATTGATTCTACTTTAGCGTCATTGTTGATTACAATGGTGCATTCTGCACCAAGACCATCTCCCTTAATAGGAACTCTGGTATAAGTAGTGTTTGGTGGACCAACTAAGTACCCTCTATTCTTTACAGTAATAGTTTTTAATTGACCACTTGTTTCTGCATTATTTTTAACTGGTAAATAATCTGCATTTGTTTCCCAGTCTACTGGAAGAGGTATAAAATTGAGGGAGTCAAACTTAATAACATCACTTGGACTAATAGTATAAAGATATTTCCAAATATAACCATCACCACTAGTACCAGCTGCTCTTGGTTCTAAGTCCGTAAATTTAGGTTCATCAAGAGAAGGTTTTCCATTTGGGTTTTCTGGATCAATACCATTATTTAAACAAATATAAACTCTAAATTCACTATTGACAACAAAATAGTTTGAAGAATATAAACTTGTTTTATTAGATGGTTTTGATAAATTATTTCTATTAATGTCATGACGATACATATCATAAATTGTAGCTGAAGCCCATTGTATTTTTCTAACAACTGGTCTTACATCATCAGCAGCAATTTTTTTCAACGCAACCATAGTGTCCCAATAAAAATTGGTATCATCAAAACAGTCTCGTGGAGACGGTGGACTAGTATTCCAATTATCTTGAACTTCATCTGCATTGGGAAGTCCAATAAAAGTATAGTAAGAATTACTAGGGTCCCTAATTTTATCGATGAAAGCTCTTGCGTTCTTAACTCTCAATAAATCAGTTATAATTGCTGCCATTTTTTGAATTTAGACTTCTATATCTTTTATTTATCAGCTAATGTAACCCAAATATTTTAATGGGTTCTTTCTTTTTATTATTGGATTTGTTGATATTCCTGATTGTCTTGTATCATGCTGTGCCGAGAAAGTTCCAGGTCCAATTCTAACAGGCATGTTAATCTTACCCCAAGTGTAATGTCCATAAAATGCTGTTGTAGCAAAACCAACAATACCACTTAAAGGACTATTGAGAACTTTTACAACTACAGTTGTAACCGTAGTCGCAATTCCAACAGTTGATGCTAATCCGCTAATTCCAGGTGGTATAATTGCAGATTTTGTATACCAATCTGTGCATTCAAATGTCATATCTGCAAATTGAGATGATATACCTAAAATAGAACCATCACTTCGTAGTGATGCTTGAGGTGCAACTCCAAAATTAGATCCAACAACATTGAATAAGTATCCTGTTGTAATTCCAGTTTGAGATATATTCAAACTTGTTCTTATTCTAGAATCTAATGGTATGAATAAATCAAATTCTAGACTTAAGCATGTAGTAACGCCAGAGCAAGATGTTGTTGCAACGCCAACTACAATTCCATAATCTCCTTCATAAGATACTCTAATTACATCTTCAACCTTTCTTGCTGGAGGTGCGATTAAAACTTCAGGCGGTAAAATGGAGGCAACTGTAAACTTCATTGGTGATTTTAATGCCCATTTTCTAGAAGTCGTTGCCAATCCAACATTGTCAAAGGTATCAACATAAACAATATCTCCAACAGCATAGTTTGCACCGTTGTCAATAACGTTGACAGAAGATATGTTAAAGTTTAAGATGCTGATTTGTATATCAGCAGTTGCTCCTCTACCAATTCCAGTTTCTGATTTTAACCTAGCCTTGTAGAAAGTGTTATTACCAGGACTCAATGGTGGGAATCCACTACCTTGTTGCGTTATTGTAATTGAATCTAGTGGACCATAAAAATAATTTGTTCCACCAGTTCCAACTGATATTGAAGTAATAGATCCTCCAGTACCAATTGTAGCAGTTGCTGTAGCATTAGTCCCAAATCCATATGGTTTTTGTATTGTTACTTGAGGTGCAATTGTATATCCATACCCAGGGTTTGTTATTAGTACACTAGTTACTGATCCACCAGATCCTAGAGTTGCTCTTGCAGTTGCAGACTCTAAATTATCCTGGCTAAGTATTTGAACAATAGACCTTTCCTCAAGAGGTATACCTTCATAAGAATCATCAAATAATGGTCTAATACTATAGACAAAAACATAAGTGGATCCAATTCCAATAGATTCAATAATATTTGTGTTTGGACTAATTGCTGGTTCATAATATACTCTATCTTTACCAACAAATTCATTGTCTATAATTTTATCTACAGTTTGTTTAAACCAACTAATTGGTCTGGAGAACAGTTCATTAAGAGTAACACCTTGACCACCATAGTTATTAGTAATGATTTTATCTGCAGATATAATATCCATTACAAGTCTTCTTTCTTCTGTAAATGTTTCATCAATATCACTATACAGTTGAACATCATCACCAACTTTAACACTAGGTAAAACATCAACGGTTTTAACGTCAATGTTTTGAGTTCCAGTATACATTAAAAGTTTAGCTGTATCACCAGTTGTACTAAAACCAGATACCAATCCTTTTGGTGCTTCCGTAAATCTTAATGTACTTCCTCCATTAAATTGGTATCCTTCTCCTGGAGTTTGTAAAGTATCATTTATGAACACAAGTAAATTTGATTGTAAATTAATTCCAGAGTTTGCTCTAGCAAAGAATGATATACTTTCCCCATTTACAGTTAATGGGAATAATCTTCTTCTTCCGTTAAAAAAGTCTGAAATGTCATCAAGTACAATAAATTCACCAACATTCCATCCAGAGAATTTACTTTGATAAGTTCTATCAATTGTAAGTTCAAAATGATTGAATGTTGAAATTCCAGTAGTTGGAATTCCTGTTGTTCCTCCAATAGCAACAGTTAATGTTTCACCAGAACCATACCCATAACCAAAATTATTTAATTCAAAGTTTAAAATTGTGCTATCTTGACTTGGAACCAAATCAACAGTGGCACCAGTTCCAAATCCAACTACACCCTGTTTATAAATTAGTGGAATATTATAATAATTTAAAGGACTGTCAAATACAACGTCAATAGGTTTGGTAACCTTTCCACATTTTTTATAAAAATGAGTATATGGTGATGTTCCAGAATTAATGATAAATGTATAATCATCAACTATTTTAACTATTCCCGTTCCATTTGCTGCTGGGTCTTGTCCCGTAGGAGAATTGTTAATTTGTCTAGGAGCAATGATAATTTCTTCAACAGTTCCTCCAGACACATAATCTAATGTGGTAGATCCAATTCCAACATTAAGTTCAAATTCACTTATATTATTAATTCTAGTTACTTGAGTTCCACAATAATCTGTAGTATTTGTATTTGGGTGTGTGACTATCCCAAGAGCACTTGTGAATCCCAATCCCGTTAGAATTACGTCAGTTCCAACTTTTAACTTATGTCCAAGAGTTAAAGTTCCACCACTTACATATGAATGTGGAATTGTAGATATTCCAGAATTAAATGTGAGTGTATAAGAATCTGGTGCAGAAAGAACTTTAAATGTATTTCCTAAAGGTGATACTATTGAGTCACCAGGGAATATGTCGGTATTAATACCAACTTGAATTACACCACCAGAAACATAAGTATGTGGTATGGTAGATGGACCAACATTAACAGTAAAAGATGTTGTTGCTCCAACTTCTGTACCAGTATTAACAGTAAAGAAATAACCCTGAGTTCCATCTGGGAATATTGTTGTAGTTACTCCTGAAGGACCTGTACAAGAGAACTCTAGTTCTCTCATTTTAAAATTATCACCTGAACTTAACCCATGATTTCCAACAGTAAACACTGTGGATAATCCAGTTGTTTCATCGTAAATAAAATTATAAACTGCAAAAGTTTGCCCGTAACCAACGCATGTTAATGCTAATCCAGAAAGACTAAAACTTCTACCAATTGCCGTTTGTGTTATTAATTTATGGGGTTGTGTAGTAACAATAGTAGATAATCCAGTTGTGTTATCGTATGTAAAGTTAGCAACATTTAGAGTTGTTATGCCAACAGTAGTAACTGTCATTATACCAGTTGTATTATTATATACTGCCGTGCTTACTCCAATTGGAGGATAGTAATCACATGTGAATGCTGCTCCAACTACTGATACTTCTTCACCTAACCGCAATCCGTGTGGAGTTGAAGTTGTTACTGTAGTAACACCAGTAATAGAACTATAACCAATGTTGGCAACTTCTCTTGGAGCATAAAATACTTTTGGATTAGTTATTGCAACACCAATTACATGCCCATTTAAGACTGAAGCAATTCCAATGTAAGTTATATCTGCAGATCCATAACTAAAGGTTTGAATCCCAACTCTTACTGTTTGTAATCCTGATCTGTAACCAGAACCAGAATTACCTATAGATATTTGAGATATTGTTCCTGCTGTAGATACCAACGCGGTTCCACCAGCAGCAACTAATGGTTGATATCCAAATCCCTCTGTGGATCCAACACTGACGATAATTCCACCTCTAGGAGTGCTGTTTACATTAATATCATTTGTTAATGTTGGATCCGCGACTGGACCACTAAATCCTACTTGTAATTGTCCTCCACCAGCAATAAGTTTATAGTCCCCAGGAATGTTTGTAAGGACATTTCCTAATCTTTGAGGTCCTTGGAAGATATCATTTATTAAGATTAGAGTATTACTAGATGTAATATTATCAATATCGTTACCTTGATATTTTAATGTAAAGGTTGTTGTAATACCATTGAATTGATTTGATATATCATCAAAAACATAATTATTATCATAGGCTTTTATAAAACTAGTTGTAATTGATTGATTTAATGCTGATCTTAAAAATACTCTTCCACTAAATCTAGAACTAGTTGTTAATCCAGTATAGTCAATATCTCCAGCAGATGTTGCGGTAGTTCCAAATCCAATTGGTAAATTACCCCACATTGGTTCAGAAAAATGTAGTCTATTATCTAAAACATTATAATTTCCGACAAATTTAGTAATTACAGCATTACTTGCATGGGTATCTTCTGTAGATCCCATCCATGCTCTTTTAACATTCAATACATTAGTGGTTGAATTGACGGCAGAAACTAACATGATTTCATCGTCAATTTGAATCAAATCACCACTAAAAATAGATGTAACTCCAACAACGTCAATGTTAGTTGTTCCTATCCCAACACTAGAAGTAGTTGCTATTGTATATGCAGTTCCAACTAATGGTGATTGAATAGTGCCGTTAATTGTAATTAAAAGTCTATTATTTGGAGATATTGATTTGAATAAATGGGTGCTACCAATTCCAACTGCTGTAATTGCAACTCCAATAGGGTTAAACAATAGCGCATTTGTTGCTGAAGTTGCAACTCTTACTTTTTGATTGTCTTGCTTAATTATAATAAACTTAGAAGGTAAAAGATTTGTTACTCCAATTCCAGAACCAAAATCTGATGGCGCAATTTTAATAGCGTTTGCAAAATCATTATTTGGTGGAATGTATTCAACTTCTTCTCCACTAACAAAAAAGTGATTTCCAAGATTTATTGTCCCATCACCAAATTCAAGTTTAGTAGAATCACTTCCATTAAAAGAAACCTCAAATATTGGAAAACCTCCAGATTTTAATCCAAATCCCCTGTTAACTCCATTAAATTCATCGCTAAAATCATCAATTGTTAAAACTCTATTTCCTATAAATTCTTGATATTGTGCTAAAAATGGTAAATTAAATAAAATTTCATTTGATATTAAAGTATTTTCTACTTGAATACTTTTTTCTCTAGCAATATCAAAATCTTTTACAGAATTTAAGTCAACAACTTCTGTTAGATCGGAAATAGCTATTAGTGCATTTAAATTTTGTGCTGTGGACATTCCAGCAACATTTGGATCATATGAATCAATTGTTAATTCACTAAATTTCTTAAATCCTGCAGTATGTATTAAATTACTTACTAACGGATTCCAAACTTGATATTCAATTGGAGACCTAACAGAATATGAAAAATATTGATAATAATCATTATCATGTATTCTTTGGAAAGATTGATTGAGTTTTCCTGTCTCTCTTAACCAACCTTTTTTAGTAATACTATTGGATTCAATTAAGTATTTTGCAGTAATACCATCAACAGACGATATAAGACCTTTGTTTTGAGAAGATGCTCCAATCACAAGGTCATCTACCTTAAATATTTTTTTAGATCTTATTTTTAAAAATTCATTTCTTCGGTCATAAGATTGAACGACACCAACATTTCCATCTTGGGCTACGATTATTTCCCCATTTCTAAAACTATCTTTTTCCAAATCAACATCAAATTCTGGAAAATATGCCTCTGGAGTCGCTGTACCAAAAGATTCAAAACTATCAAAAATACCTGGTTCTTCTCCAGGGTTTAAAAATCCAGTTAAATTAAACGTTAAAGTTGGATTATCGCCACCAATGTCTGGATTTGCTGCTGTAATTCTAAACAACCTGTAATCATAAGCAGCAGAATTATATCCTCTACCACCAAAATTGGCATCAATATTTGTATTTTCTACAATTATTTTTTCACCAACAATGAATGGATAATCTTGTGATGATGCAAATGTTACAGCAAAAGAAACTGTGACATTTAAAGTTCCTGGATCAAATACAATATTTTCAATTCTTATTCCATTTGGATTATTAATTGGTAATATTTTTGGTGTTACGTTATACAAACCTGTTGTATTTCTTATAATTGTTACCTCAGTATCTCCAATTTCATATTCAAGAGAAACTTCAGTATTTACTCTTCCTGTAAATCCATCAACAACTGCAAGTTGTGGAGCAACAAAATAGTTTACCCCAGGAGTAACTATTTGAATTCTTTTAAATTTTGATAGTGGTTCAATTTTATATGTGTATGGAAAATTTGCAAGAGGTCTTAATGTTTTATCTGATGGGTAATCAAATCCAATGTCAGTTAAAACAACACCATTAACTTTACCAATAGTTTTACTTCTTGGTAAAAATAGAGCTGCAGTTCCAAGTCCACTTACAATTTGGGTCACATTTGGTAGTCTTACATAATTTCTACCTCCAGAATCAATACTAATTTTAGCAACAGGTCCTATTGCAGTGCGAGATGCTGTAGAATATGTTGTTTGTGCTTGTAAATTATTATAACTAAATCTTTCTGGTGTAAGTTCTAATGAATATTTAAAAGTATTAGAAGTAATACCAGAAACTGTAGTAATTCTATTAAACTTACTATCGACAACAGATAATTTGTTAGGATTTTTAACGTTAAGAGAATCACTTATAATTTCTAATTTTGCTGCTGTTGCACCAGCATATTTGATTGGAGTCAAGTTATAATATAGTGATGTTGGAATGAAATCATCTATAATTAACTCAGCCTTTCCATTTGATTCTCCGATTGTTCCACTCTTTCTAAAATTAAATGCACCTGTATTTTGTGGAGACGTATAAAATTCTTTTTGGAAGAGAGGATCAAAATAAATGTTAAAGTCAAATGAGGGTAAAGAACCAGAAGCTAGTGTAGTGCTTGATAAATCAAAAATAATTGTTGAATTTTTTGTTGCAAATATTTCTGGATTAACTGGTGTGATAGAACCTGCTGCTTGGGTTCCAATATTTACTATTTCAATTGCAGTATTTGATGAAATTTTGTCGTAATAATAGTGAGATAAAAGAACTGTGTTGTCATCAGAGACAATAACATAATATATTTTTGAATTTATTAACCCAGAAGACGGTGTTGCCGAATTATAAATTACTTTTTGTCCAGTTACAAATCCATGATTTGGTAATGTAATAGTATTTCTAGATAAATTAATAGCAACATCAACAAATACTCTTGGATTTACTAACATCCTTCTGTTAATGTCATCATAAGAAATAACAAAAGTTGTAGTAATACCAGAAGTAACCTTAATGTTAACTTCGTCTCCACTTGTAAGACCATGCTCTCTATTTGTTATAACAGTGGCGGTTTTCTTATAAACGTCTCCACGAATAGTTAATGGTAAATTAGTCTTAATACTATGAACCTCTCCAGTTCCATAGTCTGCAATCCTAAACAATTCTAGAACATCAGAACCAATTCCAACAAATCCACCAGTACTACCAATTCCTATTCTTTGAGTGGAAACACCAATAAAATCATTATCATATGTTGCAACATATAAGTCCTGAGAATCTAAAAGTGGTGTTGTTGTTGCCGCATAAGAAACGCGAACACCAGTATATCCATGCCCAACGTTATATTTTACTTTATCACCAGTTTTGAAACCATGATTTGGTAAATAAAATGTATTTACAATTGTTTGTATTCCTTTTTTCTGAGTTACTCCAGGATTACTAAAGAACAATAATCCAGACTTTTTAGATGCTCTTGTTAATGCACTTCCCGAAGTTTCATAATAACTACTAGTTAGTTTTCCAAGTTCAACTTGAGCACCCCATACATACACTGTTGGTGATGAATTTAAAGTAAGACCTTGTGTACCAAATGTTCCAATTCTTATTCTATGAGTTCCAGCACCAGTTTGAGCGGTAAGACTATATCTTTTCCAATCTGAACTTAGTGTTACTAGTTGTGAATAATATAAAGATCCATCATCTAAAATAAAATAAATCTGCTCATTTCCAGTGTGTCCTCTTAAAAATACTGAAAATGTATTAAAATCTGATGATAATGAAACAGGTTCAAATTTTAATCCAAATGCATCAGATGCTCCAGTGGTTGAAGCAAAAGAAACTTTTGCAGCATTAGTTGAACCATCTGGAGAAACAGCACTAAAATATTCTACAGTTCCAGTTCCTATTCCTGAAGTATAATAATCCCAAGCAGATGGGACAAGAGATGGTGGAACTGGAGTTGAATATAGTATTAGATTTTCAGATGGAATTATTGCAGATTCCCTAGGATCAAAGTAATATTCACTGTTTAAACGATATTCTGTTGATGTACTAAAACCACTATTAAAAGTAAATTTTCTACTCAGTTCTACTATATCATCACCTGAAGTATGTGCAGCTGATACGGATCCACTAAATGATCTATAAACTTTAATTCTAGAATCTTGTGGATATACGTTTATAATCTTGAATTTTTCCGATTCAATTTTATAAACATCATTTACAGATAAAATAGGAAAATTTAGATTACCAGAAACATTTAAATATGTGACTATTCCAGTTTGTCCATCATTACCTATGCTTGATGATAATGTAAGAGTATTTGTAGATATGCCAACTGTATAAATTGATGCAAATTCTGTAGATAAAATATTTAAATTTTGAACAGATACAATGTCACCATTTATTAAAGAGTGGGAAGTGCTAGCAAATCCTACATACCTTCCACTAGACCCAAAAGGAGTAAACTCCACATCAACTAATTTACTAAAGCTATATGAGATAGAATCTACATCTCTACCTTTAATTTCTGAAATTCTAGCGTATGCTCCAGAACCTCCTGTTCCTTGACTGTTAAAGAATATATTATCCTGTATTGAATAATTATCTCCAGGAGAAATTATTTGGAGTTCTGTTAGTTCACCAGGACTAATACTATTAACTTCAGTAAATCCTTTACTAAAAGTATCTGGTTGAATGAACCCTTGATATTTTGTTTTATTTAAAAGTAATCCTAATGGACTTGTAAATCTAATCCAACCAGTTTTATTTAAATTGACAAAGGATAAGTTTGAATATTGATCAAAATTATATTCAATCGGTTTAGATTTAAACGTATCTCCAACAATGTATGGAAATATTGGTTTTAAATATCCATTAAATGGTCCAGACGCATCTTTTAATGTATTTACAGTTGCAAAATATGCATAAGTTCCATTTGGAAATTCTGGAGTTTTGCAATATCTTCCATTGTGTATGTCTAAATCACCATTATTTGTAAATTCATAATCTTGAACAAAATATCCAGGAGGGAAAGACGCTGTAGATGGTCTATATCCTTTTAACTTTAGTTCATATCCACTACGAAGTCTTACAACTGCACCACCTTCCTTGTCGGCATAACCATAAGGTCCATAAATTGGGTTACCATCGTAAGCCCATCCGATAATAGGAGAATGATATTTTGTGACATTACTTTCATTGTCTATGTCTGCTCTATAGACTTTATTACCCAAAATATCTAATGATGTTGATAGAAGTTTTCTTCTAAGTTCTCTAGCAGCGTAAGCATGAACAAATTGCAATCCTTTCTCTGATGCAAGAGGATTGCTTACTATTCCATCATCATTATTTACCTGATCTGACTGGAATAATCTTTCAACTATGTTAATAGTCCAAGATTTAACTTTAGCTTCAAATCTAGCACCATTTCCTGTAGGTATTACTTTAATAATAGTATTTACTTGATTGTATCCAAATCCACTTTCAATAATTTTTACGTCAACAATTGCTCCATTTAATATTACTGGAACCAAAATAGCACCAAATCCAGAACCAATAACTTCT